CTGTCATCGGGATTTTTCCGCTATCAAATTGCTTCGCGTAATCCTCCGTTTCTTTCCAGATGTCTCTCCGAAGATCACCTTCCATCGCTAGAGAACTCAGGTCGATTGAATCAAGTCCTTGGAACTCTGATGAATCAACAGTGGCTTGAGGCTTTATATAGTCCACAAACTTAGGCATGTCATCGAAGTCCATGTAACCATCCATGACCCAAGAATAATTCCTAGACGGAGGGGCTTTGACATAGCTACCATCGCCTCGAAAGTCTAGGCCATTCTCATCAATCCAATGCTTGCCAGCTTGAACGCCAGATCGAGGGCCACGAATGACACCATCCATGGGATGCTTGAAGTAGTAATGCCATCCACGTTTTGTTTGTACCTTTATGGGAGATTCATACCCTTCTGCAATCGCCCTAAGTCTTGACTCTTCATTGTCGGCATCGACAACACATAAGCCAGAGATAGAACCCGTCACTATCCCTACATCTGCGTCTGGCCATTTCTCAAACCATTCCACAATCTGCGTGTCTGTTGCGTGTTCAGTCTGGTACTTCTTCCACTTCACGAGGGGGTGTTTCTGTGTAGCAGACAGGGGGATTACTGACCACCCTAGCTCGGCATACTCCAGTGCCGCATCCATATTTGTTGTGCTCATCTGTATTCCTTTTTACTCTTGGTGATACGTTTTTAATTTATTTTTTTCTTTTCGAGTATCTTCTCGATCAATCGTTGCTGGAGCTGTGCCACGTTTTATGTGACCCGTCCTAGCGATTACTTCTCTTACCTCTATAGGTTCAAAATAAAAGTCTAATTCTAAATCTGGAAAGGCTGTCTTGATGTCCTCAAGGAGCTTGCTGGTTACGCTATCGTTCTTCATCCATCTGTAGAACGATGTCCTTGGATGCCCCGTGTATCTTGCTATTGCCGAAGGGCCACCAAGGTCTCTGAACAATCGGTGCAAGTTCAATCGATACTGGATCGACATATTAATTTCCTCTGTAAGTGAAAAATGTGTTGATTTCGAGACAATCATAATTTATATTTGGCATCATTACAAACCTGATCTGTCATTGTTAATAAGATGACATAACAAAACGAGGTAAATAAGATGGGAATGTTTGACTTACAAGAAAGCTCAGATGACTTGAGCATTGTTAACACAACATGCAAAGAAGAAATTAATACAGAAGCAACTGAACGGATACAAGATTTAGCACTCGATGTTTTCGTGCTGCAAAGAAGGTTGACTGATGCAAAGACTGCATTGGATGACGCATCAGATGAGCTGACTATGGCACTGCCACCGCACATGAGAGAAGTTGGTGAGTGGAATATTTCCAGTGACAAAATCTCGATCACTACAACTGTGCTTGAACGTATGACTTGGGATCAGAAAGTCATGAAGACCATGTTCGATACAAGCCCAACAAGCGTCCCTGACTGCGTGAACTTAAAGTTCGCAGTGACTAAGACACGTTATGAAAGCGCAACTAAGGAAGAGCGTGAGGCTCTGTCAGATGCACTGACTAGAACTCCTGCAAAACCGAAATTTAAAATAGAGGCAATCTAATGTTTAAAATAAAATCAACATCGGATGAGTCAGTACACTTTGAGAAGACTCTCCTGTGCGCTCACCACGGATGGGGTAAAACAACTCAAGCTATCCATGTCCAACGAAAGTATGGAAAGACTCTGATCATCTCCTTAGAAGGTGGTCTTAAATCTTTGGAGCATGTATCCATAGATGTAATTCCTGTCTCATCTTGGGATGACGAACACGAACCTGATGATGGAATATTTTCTTTTCGCCAGACAATGCTGATGGTCGGCAAGGCTGATTTTCGAGCTTTAGGATACAAAGCCATCTTCATTGATAGCGTTACTGAGATGGCTGATCAACTGATGGATTTCTTGGAAGAGAAACACAAGAACAATAAAAATACATTTGAGAAATGGGGTGACAACAGCCGCCTTATGATCGGCTCACTGAAATGGATTAGAGACTTGGACATGCACGTTGTATGTACCTGTCTTCTAAAAGAAGAAGATGATGATAATGGCTTAACGACTTACTGGCCAATGGTGAAGGGTTCACAAGTATCGAAGCAGATCCCTGCTTTGTTTGATCACGTTTTCTGTGGCAAGCGTCACAGTGAGGAAGTGGATGGAGTGTTAACAGTGACTCGCTATCTCGCAACAGATCAAGTCAAAGGTTACTACGCGAAAGCGCGTGACCCTCGGAGGCGTTTACGCCCTATCGAAAAGTGCGATGACATCACTGAGTTATTCACCAAAATGAGCATGAGTGATGAAGAGTTTGAAGAGTATCAGAATAATCAATCGGCCAGCAAAAACGCTGCCAAATAACTGGAGTAGTAAATTATGAATTGGAACGGATTAAGTTCAATAGATTTAGGTAGCATCGAAGCAGACACAAGCAGCACTACGCTGCAAGCTGGTGCTCATATCTGTCGCATCACTGATGCGGAATTAAACAAAACTAAAAATGGAAAGGGGCATCGCTTGGCGGTGACTCTAACCTCACTGGATGGATCTGGTCATGTGATTGACTATATGAACGTCCACAATGAGAGCGAGGTAGCAACCGAGATTGGACTGACTCGCCTCAAGACCCTCCTAAGTAAAGCTGGCTATACACACTCAACCCCTGATGTCGCCAAGATGAAAGGCTTAAAGGTCGGTGTTCATGTTGTGCAAGGAGAAGACTGGCAAGACAAGAGCGGAGAGCGCAGAAAGGGTGGTGGTCAAACACGAGATCGCAACGCTTACTTTGCACCAAGCGATGAGGCTGTTGCCGCTGCTCCAGTAGGTGCTACAAGCACTGCATCTGGTAAAGATAGCTTTGACGATGACATCCCCTTCTAAATCTTAGCGAAATATCCAAGCCCCTTCATTGGGGCTTTTTTGGTACTAGAATAAGAGGATAAGAGTATGGAAAAGTTTGACGGAAATGACTATAGGCCAGAGCGAGATGATGCAAGGCTGGAAAAACAAATGGATCGGGTAAAACTTGCCACTCGTGATGGCATTCCGAAGACACTGGCTGCTATCTCTAAAGAGTGTGGTGATCCCGAAGCTAGCGTGAGCGCACAACTCAGGCATCTCCGCAAGGATAGGCATGGTGCTCACACTGTTGATAAGATTTACTTCTCCCAAGGAATTTACTTATACAAGGTGACTCTTAATGACAGATCAATCGCCAGCACTTAATGTTATCACACTGATAGATAATGCTTATGACCTAGAGACGGAGAGCAAGTCTCGCAAGTACATTGGAGCCAGTGGAGTAGGCAACCCATGCGATGCTAACTTAGCATTTTCACTCAGAGGTTTTCCCAACACTGAGCCTCCAGCATTTCTCAAGCGCATCTTTGCGATGGGTCATATGATCGAAGAAGTTGTTGTCGCTGATCTTAAAAAAGTAAAAGGTGCAGTGGTCATAGAGAACGATCCAGCCACTGGAGAGCAGTGGAGTTATCAGGAGTTAGGTGGACACATCAGCTCTCATACTGATGGCATGATTGAACTGGGTGGCAAGCGATACATCCTTGAAATCAAATCTATGAACAATACCAGCTTCCAGAAATTTCTTACAAAGGGTGTAAAAATATCGCACCACTCTTACTACTGCCAACTCCAGATGTACATGGCACTGGCTGACATGGAAGAGGCATTCTTTATTGCGTACAACAAAGACAAGTCTAGGTATCACGCGGAGATTGTGGAGTTTGATCAGATAGAATGGAGCTACCTCAAGCAGAGGATAGTCACTGTACTAGAGGGTGATGCTGCTAAGATTTCTGTTGATGTGACCGACTGGAGATGCAAAGGATGCTTCAAGCGAGATGTATGTTGGAGTGATATGCCAGTCCCAGTTGAGGCTTCAAGTTGTCAGTTCGCCAAGCCAGTGAAAGATGGCACTTGGCTGTGTGATAACTGCGGAGGAACTAATGGCTGCGATGATACAAGCAAGTACATGCAATACAGACCGAGGGATAGACGATGACTGATGCAATGGTTGAGCACCCTGCTCACTACGCTGACAAGGAAATAGAAACGCTTGATTGGATAGAGAGCGAGGCTAAGTCAGCTTCACTGGCTGGAATAGA